ATGACTGGTGGATCTTGTCGGCGTTCCTCCTGACAAGTGAGCATATCTTCTTTGGGGTTGTGTAGTTGTTGTAACCTACTGAATAGATGTAGGTCTTGATGTCGGCTTTGTAATCCTTTGATATGCTGTTCAATAGCGATGATGATGTTGTTCCCGATGCGACCAGTGTGCAATCAACGTTTGAAACTGCGTCAAGGGTGTTGACAAGCTCCGTCAAGGTGTCATAAGAAGCGTTTGTGAGTGAGTAGGATGTCGTATTGGAGCCGATTGTCAAATAAAGGACGTTGTTCTCAATATACATTGTGGCTGTTTCGTTTCCAGTGTACTGTATCCTGAACGCTTCCGCCATGTCAATTCCCCAAGATCATTCTTATTACTTGGATAATGAATCCGACACCGCCAAAGCCACCAAGAACGAGGGCAAGTTTCCAAGCCCCGCAGGTTTCATCCTTCCAAGTTTCAAGAACTTCGACTCGCTCACAAACCTCTTTTATTGCGAGATTTTCGTTTGTTGCATTTTTTTTTATCCAGTCAAGGTCGGTCTTTATGCATGAGAGGTCGGCTTTGATCTCCATTATTGCCTTGGTGATGTCGGAATTTTCCATTTATGGGCCTCCAATTATTGTTAGGTTTGTTCCGTCGGAATAAACAACGGCCCAGTTTGTAGGTCTGTATAACTGCATGGCAAACAAAGTGTCTGCTATTGTCCCGCTGATCTTGATGTACGGGCTGTGTGCGTCGTCAACCGTCCCCCCTGCTGTGAGAGTGACTGGTGTGGCTTTGATTGATGTCTTTGTTTGATCGTCAAGTGTGCTTGTAGATAGTTCCGCCTTTCGTTGATTGGTCAGGAAAGAGGACCATCCAACAGTCATGTTTGAAGTGGACTCAAGTGCTGTTTCAAGCGAACCAAACGTAGGGTAACTTGTTGTTGTGTAGGTGCTTTGAGTAGTTGCAAGGACTGTGTATATAGTTGGCCCATTGATGTCCTGCCCTGTGACATCATTTAGCGCAGTGCAAAGAGTATCGTCTGTGATATTGTCGTATTCTGAAATAGTGATATCGCTTCTTGAGTCCATTGCCGTTAGAAGCTCCCTGACTGTGTTGTAATTTGCGTTTGTGATGTCCCAAGTTGAGTTTGTTGTGTTTCCATCCCTCGAGATCGTCACGGCAGTTGAACTGATTGTGAGAGTCGCTGCGGTGTATCCTTGGCACGATATGTTGAATTCCTTGATATCATCAAGGTCGACTGTTACAGTGCCGCTTGATATTGTGATGTATGCAGAGTTGCAATCCCCAGTATAGTTGACCGTTGCCACGTTGATAGCCGCAAGTGCTGGGCTTACTGTAAGCGCCAGTAATAAGGCCAATATAGCCAATGTGATCTTGTTCATTTATATTCCTCCAAAGGGCTCAATAACCAATCGCCCACCAGTATCCATCCGCTGAAGCTGCGTGAACAACGGTGATAGCATGACCGTTGTAAGGCAATGTTTCGTTGACCGAGGGAACTGTCGCTCCTGCACCAGACCCACTGTAATCAAGCTTTATGAACTCGCATATATTGAGTCCTGTATCTATGTCGCCGCCTGTCTCGGTGCTTGATGTTGTGAATGTCCCAAACGTGATAATCTTATTTCCCCATCTTGATACGCCGGTGATTGCTGAAGAAAAAGCCATTTTTAATACCCCCACGCCATCCAGTTGCCGCCTTTTGCGGATGTGTTGACTATTGTTACCGCACTGCCCACAACTGGCAGAGTTTCATTTATTGCGGGTTGGTCAGCTATTGCAGCGTCGCTATTGTGTGTGAGGGTTATTCCCTTGCATATATTGAGTCCTGTGTCGATATCGCCGCCTGTGGTGTCAGTTGACCAAGTCCCCCATGAGACTTTCATGTCGCCAAAAACTGCGTATGATGTTATTGTTGATGTGAATGCCATTTTTCCACCTCAATGCCCTATTGCCAACCATATCCCATCGGCGTTGTCAGTCGTTATGATGGTTACAGCATTTCCGGGACAAGGGAGCGTTTCGTTTAGGGTCGGCGAGTCGGCAATTGCGGAAGCTCCCGTATATTGGAGAAATATCTGTTCGCAGGTGATAAGCCCTGTGGCAATATCCCCCCCTGTGTCGCCACTCCCGTTGGTGAATGTGCCTATTACCGCCCTTTTGTTCCCCAAGTCGATTTGAGTAGTTATAGATGATTGAAAAGTCATTATTCTTCCTTCTTTATTCCTTTCTTTCTAACCTTAACTTCCGGTGTTGATTCCTTGATTCCATCATTTTTGATGTTTCCAAGTATAACGTCTTCCAAGACAGTGAAACCACCTGATGACTTAAACGCTCCCAAGTCTTGTTCATCGATCTCGGTCGGGATCTTGCCCACAAATACATACTTTTTGCCAGTCGCAGGCCCAAAATAGGTGAACATGGATTCCGGCCCATCATACCTCGCTTTCATCTTACCCTCCTAAAAAAATAGATTTAAAGTAAGATAATCTTACTTTAAATCTCTGACTTTTCCTTGAGCGTAGAAGCAGGTACAGACAAGCTCCCCGACCATCGAGAAGTTACCTCTCTTCTTGAATCCGACAACAAGAGGGTCACTGGACTCAACGTATGTTACTGGTCTTGCCACTGCGAACCATAGGTGGTCAAGGTCAAGAACGTAAATTCTTGATATTGTGTCCTTCCCGACGTTGTTCGAGCAGATGATTGGTATTCCGTCATAGGTTGCGACTGGAATTCCAGCCTCTTTCCCTCTAACAGTCTGGACACCATTGACGCCAAACTGGACGGATGTGTCAGCAGTGTAGACCTCTTTTGGCCTTTCGAGCTGTGCGATTCTCCTCGCTGTGTCATAACCTGTTAGGATGACCTTGTTCTTTCTGCCGCCCTTCCAGTAAGGGATACAGTTGTCAATTACTGTATCAAGAAGGTCAAGGGAGAATGTCCTGTCTGTTCCGCTGTTGTGGGAAACGTATGCATCTGTCCATCCTGCACCGCCGTCCTTGTCTATGCCGTAGATATCAAGATCGTTGGCGGAATAAGTTGCACCTGCACCATCGGAATTTCCCCCAAGTTCAGAGTAGCTTGAGCATACCCTATCTATTGACTCAACGTTTGTGGATGCAACAGTTCCATTATCGACAAGCAGTCCACGGTTTATCCTGTTTATAAACTCGTCCCTTGCGTAGTTGATCATTTCACCCCATGTGGCGACATCATCCTTTCCCTCTTGGAGCATAAGAACTTCGGAGATATCTGTAGTGGCATTCAATGTCTTTAGCCCGACATTGACTGCGGCGAGTGTTGGCTTTGCGGAGTCAGATACTGCCCCTGATTCAGAAGTTCCTGCGGATGATGTGGATGCGGCGGCTGTTATGGCCCTGTATCCTCCCTTGTCATAGGGTTTCTTTGGCAATATTCCAAAGGCGTTTGCCTCTGTGCATATGGATGACCAAAGCTGGGCGCCATAAATGTAATTTAAGGCCCCAGTTGTGTCGGTCTGGTAAGGATAGTTTGTCTTCGTCAGGGCCTCGACTTCGAGTATTTCCTGCTTGGTCTTGGCGATTAGATCTTCAATAGGGATGCCTTTCTTTTCGGCTATAATCCTTAAAGGTTCGGTGTAATAATATTTTTCCATCTCTTCGATGGATTTAAAATCAGCTACCATGTTTTTACCTCAATAGCTCCATTATGTCCTTGTGGGACTTTGCAAAAGTTTCAACGTTTGCTGATGTCTGGACGGGCTTTGACTCCTTGAAGAACTCTTTTTTAAGTTCCTCATAAAGTTCGGCCTTCATCTTTTCGACATTTATCTTGATGCCCTCTGGCTCGGGTTCTTCCTTTGCCACTGGCTCTTCCTTTGTTTCTTCCTCTTTCTTCTTTGCTTTGAGTATCTCGTAAATCTCATCAAGTTTGGAAAGAGGTTCAAGCTTTGTTTGCATTTCTGCTTTATATGTGTCAAAGTCCGCCTTTGTGACGAACTCGACCTTTGGTTCTTCAACTGTTTGTTTTGCTTCCTCTGTCATGGTATCATCTCGTTTGATGATATCAAACTGCGCAACTGGGTTGGCTCCTGAACGGCAGATCGTGACTGCCGAAAGATTCAGGTCCGACACTATCCTTGCACAGTTCTCATCGGACTTGCATGGCCTTGAATTGACCACGTTGCCCGATATTGAGTAAGATCTATACTGGCCGTTCTCGATGGCCTTTCTGATTTCAGAACAATATTTTGTATCATCCCATATCTCTGCAAGGACGAACAAAGCCTCCTTGTTCTTTTCGAGCCTATCGAACTTGGACAATTCGGCGTCAAGAGGCAATCTGACCTCTGTCTTGTATGTTTCGTTGTTTTTAGTGAGTGATTCGACTATCTCCCCAACTATCTGGTCCTTGTGGTCGACTGTGACCCTTGCCCTCCTCAACAACTGTGGCAGGGCCTTCTTAATTGCCTCAATCTCTATGATGTCACCTTGCGTGTCAAGAATCTCGGCACTTGCAGGGCCATAAATGAACAATCTATTGTTGTCGTTGATTTTGTAAAATTCCCCAGTAAATGTGAAATCCATTGTTATCCTCCGAAGAGCTTGTTGATTTTTTCTGCAATCCTGTCGACCATCTTGTCGGCCTCGGACATTGCGGAGTTGTACAAGAATTGTGTCCTCGTCATTCTTCGTGTCATAGGGACACCGAGAGGGGGTGGCTCAACGTATTTGGCGTAGTTGACCGAGGCTATTACCTCCGCACCATTGCCTCTTTTGTAACCCATGATGGATTGGGCGAGATTACCAGTCCGGTAGGGGGCCTTCTTTTTAGAGGCATTTGCCGTCATCAATGCCCACCTATATACCTCGTTTTGGACAATCTTTGCGGATTCGGCAGGGAACTTTGAAAGAATTTCTCTCATCTTTTCGCTCTTGACCTCAATTGAAATGCTTATCATGCCCCTTCGTAACCCTCCTGCTTGTCCTGTTCGCTCCTGTATTCATAATAACAGCGGCAGTGCGGATGGAAAGGAATATCCCCTTCAGGCAACGACTCATTTATCCCATGCCAACCTCTTCCAGCGGCATCCGCACAAACTTCGCACCCTGCATCGTCATCCCTGAAGATGACACGTTTTTCACTTGCACCGAGCTCCTTTGCGGCGGCGTTGCCAGACTCAATAAATGCCCTTGTGCCTTCTGTTCGGGCTACCATCCGCCAGTAGTATGCGTTCCTTGTTTCGAAGTATTCCTGCAATCTTTTCTTGACCTTTGTCCAGTTGTATCCCTGCGTGGCCTCTTCTTCAATTATCTCGAAAATCTTCTGTTTCTCCCGCTGTGTCCATGTTTTCATGAACGGCGTCTCGTAGGTGTCAAAGAATTCTTGCAGGTAGGCCAGTGCGTATGGGTCAAGGTCGGCCTTTGATAACTTTCTGGAGTATTCCCTGAATATTGTCATGTATCCATTTTGGAATATTGGGAAAAGGTAGTGCTTCAACGTTGCATCAAAGGCTTTCGCCGAGTCCATTATCTCTGATTCAATCTCTCTTGTAAGCTTGGATCTATCAAGACCCTGTGATTGTGAGTCGACTATATCTTTGATATTCTTGCCATATTTCACCGAAATGGACTCTAAAGCGGCCATGATGTCGTCAAGCAGCTTGTCAGGGATGTAATCGTGCCAAGACTTTTCAATCTTGGCATAATCAAAAGGATTGAACTGCTGCTGTGGCGGTGGCGTTTCGCTCTTGGTCGGTTTGAACCTGCCGTCTGGCGTGAGCTCCACGTCGTACCCGGCGTTTGAGTATATGGCGTATGTTTCAGCCTTGATCTTCTCAAGGGTGGCCTTATGCTCCTCGTCCTCGACCTCTATCTCGCAGAAATCAAAATACCAGTCGGTCACTTGGAGTGGTCCAAGCAAGGTCGTGTTGAATGGTTCGGAAATGAGCCTCATCCAAGCCTTTGTAGTGTCAGCCATGACATCGATCTGGAGCATCGGATTGTTTCCGGCCTTGCCGCTCTCGACGGTCCCCGCAAAGACCGGCGTCACGCCGTAGTTTGAAAGAAGCATGTCACGATAGTATCTGTGCCACTCAAGTTCTTGGAGCTTTGATGGGTCTGATAGAACGTCGTGTATCTCAATCTTACCTTTTGAGTTCCCAAGGAAAAGATTGAAGAGCTTTGACTTTCTGGTCCTTTTCTTTTCAGCCATTGAGGATATCTTCGCTTGAAGTTCGTTGACCTCATCCTGCGTGTAACCCTCAAATGCGAATATCTTTGTCAATGTCCCTTTTTCAAAAGTGTCCCTTTTCAAGAGGTCAAGGTTCATCGTGGCCTCAATCTGATTGACACACGCTTGGAGTATCGGCGTTCCCTTCTTTGAGGGCAAACAGATGTTGAAGTGGCCCTCGATGATCTCTTTTTTTGAGTATCGCCTTTTCACGGTAGAACCGGAGTAGTATGCATATGCCGTCTTCCATAGCTCAACTTTATGTTTTGGGCATCTGCCCTCGCTTTCGGATGTGTAGTATTCCTC